CATTCCATAAGCCCAGATGAATGCAACCATCGTTGCAACCCATAATAGACCAGCTTCTTTTAGTGTCATGTTGCTCCCTTACATATCCACAGCGGTTGTGGATGCATAAAGTATGACCTAAATCAAGGAAGCGTGGTTAATTACTTTCGGCGTGTTTTATAACGATTAGATAACGCCAATATCCTCAAATTCATCGATATGATCATCAATCGAACGATCCCGATAGTCGGTTTCAAGCCCCATACGACTTTCCAAGAGCTGTGAAACTGCCATCTTTGTTAATAGGAATAAGAGTTGGGGTCATGTTTTTGCCATTCCATTCAAGGATTGCGATACCCATCTGCCAATTGGCCACAGTTCGCGTATAAGAGGCTTTTGCCTTATTCATAAGGTTTCCTACCTCAATGCCATATAAAGGCCTGTAATGGCCTCCTATGCCCTCAGAATACGCACTCATGCCCAACCTGTGCGTGTGTCCAATAACGCAACTTTTGCCCGTTTTGCGACTAAGGTTTAATGCAGTCATTCCAGCATTTGGATTGGCATTGCCTTCATCACCATGAGCCAAAACCCAGCCTTTTTCAAATTCGTAGAATGTCTTATGAAATGTTATGCCTAGATTCTCAAAATCCATGAACTTCGCATACTGTAATTCTGGAAGGCTGATCAAGCCCGGAACTTTTAAGAGAGTGTTATAAAGGCGATCAGTATGATTACTGCGGACAATATGAGCCTCTTTAGCATTTTCAGTTAATGCCCAAAGGATCTCTTGAGTAGCTGTGCGATCTTCATCAAGAGTTTGCTGATAAGCCAAAGGTGTTTTCTCAGCCCATCGAGAAATGGTTTGAAAATCAATCTCATCGCCAACACATAGAACGCTGTCAAACTTCTCGCGTCTTGCAAGTTTAATGACATTCTTAACTGCTGCCTCATGATGATATGGAATTTGAAGATCGCTGATAACTAAATATCGCTTAATCGTCATCCTCATCGTCAGTTGGATCTATGGATGGAATAATGCCGCCATCGCCTACGACCCAATCAGGAAAAGTCTTATGCTCGGTCATTAACCAGAATGCGTGCTCTGGTGTAAATCCTGCTTTACGAGCTGCTTTGTAACATTCGTGCAACGCAATGTAATGCGCATCAATCTTTGTTGGATCAGAAGTTTGGCGAACTACGCGACGATTGATCTTTTTGCGTTTGATAGGTTTTCGTGTGTTCGCCATGAAATAAATTATCGCTTAACGATTAAAGAATACAGATCATCAACACGCTGTTCTAATCTGCTTAATTGATCCTTCATGCTTGAGCCACCATTAGGCTTGAGTTCTTGCAGGTAGGACTTAATAACCCAGCGCAGACCCACTAATAAACTTGTTGAGATGGCGCATACGCCAACGGCTATACCAACCCATTCGTTGGCTGTCATTTCGCATTAACGCCATAATCAGCTTCTTTACCTGAACTTGGATCAATTGCCTTAGCAAGAGGTGCAATTAACGCACCTGCAAGAATTGCAAGTTCTGGTCGAATGTCTGCAACGATTGCCAATAAAACAGTAATACCAGAGGCTGCAACAGCTCTTAGATATGACTTGATTGCTGCTTTGTGTTTGTTGGTCAGTTTCATTACTTGCCTCCTAGTAGTGGGATATCAAAGAATTCTGAATTGTTATCTTGATCTTTTTTAAAGCTGATGTGAATGTGATGATTGTGTTTGTTGATGCCTTTGTATTTACGCCATTTCCAACCAAGCAAAGGCGAGGCTATTTTCTCCTCAAAGATTACATAAGAGATACGCCCTTGAGATTTCCCAAACAATCTAATCTGATCTGCCAAATACGCTGAAATCCGCTTGTCGTCAGATAGCCCAGCAGAAATATCCAGTCCTCTGACACATCCTGTTTTCTCATCAGGGTTGTGATCCGATTTGGCTGCTCTAGATAAGTGTGCCAGAGAAGCAATCCATCCATCACTTTTACGATCCCTGTCAGGGAAGCAGTCATCAGTTTGCTCTCTTAACTGAACAGCAGCTTTAGATAACCAAGCCTTCATTAGCCAAGTATCGATTTAAGTTCATCGGCAGTTAAACCAATGCGATCAAGAATTGCTAACTTAGCAGCTTCTTTTGCTTCGGCTTCGGCTTGTTTAACTGCCTGTGCTGTTTGGTCTTTTTGATATTGAGCAAACTCAGAATTAGTCATTTCTCTATCAATAACTTCATTTGTTTCTGCGTTGTGTATTCTTATCATTGGTTTGGTCATATTAGTTCACTCCGTATAAATAAGCGTTACCACCTGAATAAGTGCCACCAGTTCCCAAAAATGAAATTGAACTTATTGCACTAGCGCCATAATAAACAGCGTTTGTAGTAAAAAATAATAATTGCGATCCTGATGTTGCACTATATTTTGCCATAGTCATTTGAACTCCACCTGTATCTGTATAACGATAAATGTTTATAACAGAATATCCTAATTCTTGAGTGCCAGTTAGTGCAGTTCTTTGTCCAATACCTATTTCTGGTTGAGCACTAGCACCACCACCAGACACACTAGTAGTATTAACATTGCAATTATGATAAGCATAATTGTTGCCACTATCTGCGTTAAAACGCAAAGATTCATCAACATTTGTGCTGCCATAAGTGCCTTTTGTTATAAGCAACAAGTTTTTGTAAGTATTTGGAATGCTTGATATTGTTACAGTTGAACCAGTAAAAGCAGTAGTAGATATTAAAGTCATACCACCACCGCCAGAAGGTGTAGCCCAAGTTGGCACACCACCTGCAACTGTTAATAATTGACCAGTCGTTCCAATTCCAAGCCTTGTGTTTGTGTTTGCAGTTGATGAACGATATTCAATATCGCCAAGAGTTGTTGATGGGTTTAATGCTTTTGTTGTTGTATCAACAGATGATCCAAGCGTGCGAATAGCAGCTGCGCCATCTTTGACCAGAGCGGTGTCGTCTGGTGTTGTCCATCCATAATTAGTAGTGGTTGCCATTTTGTCCTATTCTCAGGATACGATTGTAGCGTATTCCCATGTTAAAGTTGGTGATAAGGTGTTCCAACGCTCGCCAATTGGCACAGTATTCCATCTCATCGCCACTTGACTAAATGCCACAGGCGATAAATTGATTGTCAGGAATAGTTCATTAAACCTAGTGCTCCATGACCAACCCTCAACATATCCTTCAAACTCACCTAAAGAGATTTGAGCAGGTAAATTCTGAATGTTTATAGGTTGCCCCATGAATACGCCTAGCAGATTATCCCGATCACTATTATCAATCTCTGGATTTGTGATTGGGAAGGTAATGCTCTGGAATGCTGGTTGTGGAAATGCTCGTTGGGCAATATATCGATCTGCCACAGCTTGAGCATCCACAGCTGAGTGAATGGTTGATTGCACGCTCTCGGCTTTGTGACCATAAATTGCAATTGATGTTGCAGATGTAGCAGTTTTTTCTAAACCAAAATTAGAACCATAATTGATTATAATGTCATTGCGAATATCACCTGATCGAGTAATTGTGCTTAAACCTTGACCAAGTGCATGTCTAGCATCAAGATCAACATATCCGTATGTGAGCAAATAATTCTGCCTGTGGTCTGCATCGGCATACCCAATGTTTCCTTCATTGTCCTCATATAAATAACCAAATGCTGAGTTAGCAATTAGGCTTGCAATGTTGTAAATCGTATCTGGCGTTTCCGTGCCACTTCGATTTTGCATTGTGTATAAGCCAGGAGTGTCAATCTCACCAAGTCCAAGATTTAGCGCATTAGCCCATGTTTCAGTTGCATCGTATCCTGCCCAAGTTGTAGCTGCTGGCACATCATTCCAAGCACCAAGTAATACGCTAGACAATAAAGCGTATATCTGATTGCCATCCTCATCTTGGGAAACTGCATCAGAATATAATTCTCTTGCTAACTTAACCAAAGATCCCATCGCCAAGATTGTGTAGTTAGCAACTTTGGCTATGTTTCCAAATGCACCAACCTCAACAGTTAAGTCAGTAATATCTCCACCAAAAAGATTGACATAAGTTCCTGCACTGTTTTTGACCTGTAAAGAAAAACTATCGTTAATTTCAAATGGCAAGGTTTGACCTGACAAAGCAACTAGGGTGACTTGCATATAAGATGGGGATG